ACACCAATCACAGATGTCGAACAGTTAAAGTTTGACTTAGTGGGTCAACTCGAAAATATCGAAAGAGGCGACAAGGTAATTGTTGTTATTGATTCTATTGGTAACCTTGCCTCTAAGAAAGAGTTGGAAGATGCTCTTAATGAAAAATCCGTAGCGGATATGACAAGAGCTAAAGCATTAAAGGGATTATTCAGAATGGTCACTCCTTATCTTACTATGAAGAATATCCCTTTACTTGCTGTTAACCATACTTATCAAGAAATTGGATTATTTCCTAAAGCAGTTGTTTCAGGTGGTACAGGTATCTATTATTCAGCTGATAACATCTGGATTATTGGAAGACAACAAGATAAAAAAGGTACTGAGATTCAAGGGTATCACTTTGTAATCAATGTAGAGAAATCAAGGTTTGTAAAAGAAAAATCTAAAGTGCCAATCTCAGTATCATGGGAAGGTGGTATCGAACAATACAGTGGTTTGTTAACAGTTGCAATGGCAGGTGGATATGTAACAAAACCAAATGTTGGTTGGTATGCTTCTGTTGATATGAAGACAGGCGAAATACTAGAACCAAAAGTAAGAGAAAAAGATACTTTACAGAAAAAGTTCTGGGAACCAATCTTTAAAAATACAGACTTTAAAGAATTTGTCAAAACATATTATTCAATTGGACATAGACCAATGATTGATATTGACCTTGACATTGAAATAGAAGAATAATGTATAACATTAGTGAAAAAGATTACTCAATCGTAGAACACGATAATAGCGCTTTTTATGGTGTAAAGTTAAAGACTGGAACATGGAAAGACGTAACAGTAATATATGGACAAGTAGGAATTAAAGAAGATGAAAATTTAGATATGGCTACACTTAGTTTTAATTTTACTGTTCAAGACCCAGCTGATTTTAACATTGATGAATTGAATAAAGATGAATCATTTAAAAATTACCTAGGCTCTGTATTACAATATATAATAACAGATAGTTTAGAAAATGGAGGACATATTGGAAAATCAATTACCGACACACATACTGAATCATCTTCTACATAACGAAGAATTTTGTAGAAGAGTAGTACCATATTTAAAGAATGAATATTTTGAAGGTACTCATAAAACGGTATTCGATTTAATTGTACAATTTGTAAGCAAACACAATAAACTGCCAACTTCTAAAGTTCTTAATCTTGAACTTAAAAAGGTCCATGCACCAGAAGATGTACTTAATAATGCTCAAATATTAATTAATGAAATTAAAGAAAAATCAGACATTGATACTGATTATTTAATAACTGAAGCAGAAAAATGGTGTAAAGAAAGAGCAGTTTATAATGCTATAATGGATTCAATACAAATCATTGATAAGAAAGATGCTACAAGAAGTGAAGGTGCTATACCTGAAATACTTTCTGAAGCTCTTGGTGTTTCATTTGACCAAAAAATAGGTCATGATTATATTGACAATAGCGATGAAAGGTTTGACTTTTATAATCGTAAAGAAGATAGAATACCATTTGATTTAGATTATTTTAATAAAATAACAAAAGGTGGTCTACCTAATAAGACACTTAACATAGCCCTTGCCGGTACCGGTGTGGGTAAGTCATTATTTATGTGTCATTGCGCAGCATCAGTCCTTAATCAAGGAAAGAATGTTTTGTATGTGACTATGGAAATGGCTGAAGAAAGAATTGCAGAAAGAATCGATGCGAATCTCATGAACTTACCAATCGAATCTCTTGGGTCTTTATCTAAGAATGTATTTGATGATAAGATTGGAAAGATAGCAAAAGCATCAGTAGGTAAACTTATTGTTAAGGAATATCCTACAGGTTCTGCTCATACAGGTCATTTCAGAGCTTTACTTAACGAGCTTAAGCTTAAAAAGAACTTTAAGCCTGATATGATATATATTGACTATTTAAATATTTGTGCCTCAAGTCGCATGCGTGGCATGGGTGGAAGTATAAATAGTTATACATATATAAAAGCTATAGCTGAGGAGCTCCGAGGCTTAGCAGTAGAATTCAATGTACCGATAGTATCGGCAACTCAGACTACAAGGTCTGGTTTCAGTAATACTGATGTTGGTCTAGAGGATACATCTGAATCATTTGGTTTACCAGCAACGGCTGATTTAATGTTTGCTCTTATATCAACAGAGGAACTTGAAGAATTAGGTCAATTGCTCGTAAAACAATTGAAAAATAGATATAACGACCCAACCAAATACAAGAGATTTGTGGTTGGTGTGGACCGTTCCCGCATGAAACTATATGATGTAGAGGAATCGGCGCAATCAGACATCATGACAGAAATGGTGCCAGATAAACCGATAAACAAGTTTGGTGAAAGAGAAAGTAATGACTCTTTTGCTGACTTTAAACTTTAATAGGAGAAAATATATGAATATGTTAAATACAGCAAAAGCATGGTTAATGGACCGATGGAGTGAAAGAACTTCATGGGACGGCGGACTTATAGTTGGCCTTTCATTATCTTACCTACTACTAGGTGGCTTAGTTGACATAGTAGCTTGGGTAGCCCTTGCTTACGGTGTATACACTTTTATAGCAAAAGAAGTATAACACTCCTTTATTATTGACATTATCATGGGGGAGCTTTTGCTCCCCTTTTCTTTAAAGGTGATAAGAGTGCTAACTTTTTTCACTTTTTTTCACAAAAATCGTTTACATTTGCTAAAAAGTATGTTATAATATATCTATATTTAAAAATAAGATAAGGAGTTAAATATGACATCATTACAAAAAATACAAAAAGAAGTCCAAGCTATGAGCACAGGTTCAATTCTAAGAGAATTGGAAGGTGGCATGAGACCAGGACTTTGTGAATCATTCGATATGAGAGTGGCTTTCACTGATAGAAATAAAGTGATTGACCAGCTAGTAGAGAAAAGAAGTCAAGACCTTCATATGAAAACTGTACTAGAACTTAAAACAGGAGTAAGAGTATGAAAAACGTAATACAATTTCCTGTATCAGATAAAATGAAAAAAATAGCTAATGCTAAACATAAGCAAAATGCTAGAGATGAAATTAAAAGATTAACAGCTTTAAGGAGAAAATAATGATATTATCACTTACACATATTGCTACAAACATACCTGTAGAAATTGAATTGGATTTAGTAGAACTAGCTTGGGCTAAAGATAAAAATCCAGAAACTATTAATCAATCATGGGATAAACTTTGTGAGTCTGTACTTGCAAGAACTGGTCACGATATACCAGGTCAATTTTTCCTTGAATCACTAGGCGGGAGGCCAATACACTAATGAGACAATCAACAAGTTATGTAGGAACATTTTATACAGGTAGTGCTGGTGATATGTTAGAAATCGAAACAATTAGAAAATCAGTCAAAGCTATCAATGCTAGTGCAAGAAGTAGATATAAAAATAGAAAACAATATTTAGAATGGATAGGTTCAGATAATGAGCCTGAGAGTCCTGTGTTATATTATGTTAAATGCCAAGCAAGAGGTCCTCGCACTAAGCATGCTAGAGCTGATGGTAAATATGCTAGGGCTTATGACCAGTCTCTTCCTCTTAGACATGCCGAAAGACTTGATGTCTATATCTACGAAAGATAATGGAATACTTAATTTTTGCAGCAATTATATCATTTTGTGCTTATCAAAGCTGGCAGCTTGGCGTAAGAGAAGGTGCTGAAAGAACTGTAAAAAAACTACATCAAGAAAAAATTATTAGTGTCGCTGTTAATGGCGACATTAAGCCTAACCCATTTTACATCGAAAAGAAAACTGAGTCATAAACTATTATAAATAGTTCTATGCTACGTTTTAAAACATACATTCAAGAACAATTACAATTCACTATGTTAACACATAGTGATTTAACGAAGTATCTTAAAAAAGGCAATTCAGCTAGACTTGACACATTCCTAGATAAAATTAAAAACAAAAAAGAATTCTTAACTACTAAAGGCGAAGTTGTCATTAAAGACCCTGCACCTGATAAAGAAGAATTTAGCAAACCAGGATTTAAGTTTACCTTCAATACTACTGGTGGTAATGTACAATATCCTGGAGATTTTTTAAAGACGCCAGAATTTGGTGGTAAAGGAAAAGGATTTGGTACAGCTGCTGAAGATAGATATTTAGCCTCATTTAGAACTGAACTAGAAAGAGTCATGGATGAACAAGAAGACGGAGCTCTTGATATGTTAGTCGGTGGTAGGAAAGTAGTAGTATCTGGCGTTGGACAACCAAAAGGAACTCCAAAAGCTGATTTCTTTTTACTAGACGATATGGGAGAACAAACTGCATGGTTATCTCATAAGGCTGGCTCTAAATCAAATGACTTTCAGCAATATGGCGGATTGACAGCTCGTGGAACAAAGGGCGTATTTGAAAGAAGTAAACAAGTAAACGCATTTATTGCTACATTAAAAGAACTATTCCCTGATGGCATGAAAAGTGGAGATTCTGTAAAAAGAGATATCGACTTAGATAGAGACGGAAAAGATATAGTACGTAAATCAATATATGGAATAGATTACGGCGGAAAGCCTGGTCTCAATAATATTGATGAATTCCATCAAGGAGAAATGAAACTAAATAAAAGCGGTAAATATTGGACTATAAAATCTAATCATCAAGCTGAAAATGGGTTTATACCAAGAGATGATTATAAAGCTATTTTCTATGCAAGATACTCAAGTGACATGAATCATTTTGGTATC